GGTCATCATCGGTAACAGTTGGGTTATCGATGAGTATTACTACCACAACAAGTCTGCCAGCACCGGTCCAGCAGCGCTTCGACATGAAGTTGCTGTCACGACCGATGCCAGACTTGATCCACAAGCTTTTTGCTATGAAGAAGCGTCTTCCAAGCCGCTCAGGCCGAACGCTTCGTATGCGACGTTACAACAATTTGTTGACAGCCACTGTGCCACTTGGCCCAAGTGGAATTAACCCCCCACCACAGACCTTAAGCGCGATCGATATCGACGCGACGGTAGAGTTTGCCGTCGTTAAATCATCTCTTATTGACTTGGAACTCCTCGCCGCGTAACTAGCGGACGGACAACAAGGGGCAAGCAATGGATTTCGACACAGTGTTAGTCGCAAGAAAAAAAGGCAAAGATATCATCTTCTATCTTAAGGGGATGAACTTGACTTTGGAGAATCTTGTAGACGTCGAAATCTGTGTGCAGCCTGAACGTAGCAAGCGAGATGACTCAGATGACAAGTATTGCTGGTGCGATACTGACGTCTGAGATGCGGTGCTCTGAACACGGTGGAGACATCGTGAGGGGTAAGTAGAGAAAGCCCCCGCCTAGTAATAGGTCAGTAAGCGAAAGCTGAAAGTAACAGATTGTAACTGGTATGGTTCTTATGTGCTTATTACGGATCAAGTTACGTTAATTAACGAAGACCCTAAAATGTATGGGGTCTATAAATCTTCTCTGATTGACATGAAGTGCCTGGCTGCGTAAGCGGGGGTTAACATGGCGCAAGGTGATTTATTCTTGTTTTAGTGGGTGTGAATGGAAACGGCTATTATGTTTACGAAGTTCGATCATAAGTTCATTTCTCCTGTTTGTGATATTTGGATCAACAGGAGTTTGACCTCTCGATCTTCCTCTAAAAAATGTACTTCGCATTTTAATCATAATTTCAGCCTGTTTTCTCTTTGTAATAAGGTATGGAAGCAATTTTTCTGTTATGTCGGTAAGCAAATCTCCAGAAAATGTCAAGCTATAGACTTCTCTGTCAATTTTGCTTTTTCTTGTGAGTCGCGATTGAGTCTGAAGAAGTCCTCCAAATTTTTTATTGAGATTATAAAGTGTCTCATAATCAGTGTTGGACAACTTCAAGAGTGTATGAAAATTTTCTCCGACATTTCCAGTTGCAGAAGAAATTGTTTTAAATTTACCTATAAAAAAACACCCTTCACCATCGACAAATCCTGCAAGATATGCGATATCGGTGTCTTTGATATTTTCAAGACTCATATAGCTCCTTGTTTATGACTAGTTGATTATGAATGAAACGAGAAAAAATATCCAGCGTAAACGACTAAGTGAGAAGACCTCATTTTGAGGATGCGATAGTCTGACCACGACGTATATATGAAGGTCGTGAGGGATCTCCGAAGCGGGAACCCCGCCCAGCCATGGGTCAGTAAGCGAAAGCTGAAAGTAACAGAACGGTACTAAATGAAACTGCTTCTCTTTTAGCACAAAGCTTAAGAGAAACAGAAGACGAACTAACACGTAATATGCTTGCAGCTACTGCAGCGTTTATAAATTCTGTAGGGGGGACTGACGGGGACAACCCAACAGAAATTACTAGAACAGATATTGATACAGTAATTCGCACTCTCAAAACTGCGAATGCTAAGCTTGTAATGGATAATATAGAAGGCGATCTGAAATTTGGGACCGGCCCTGTAAGGCAAGCTTTTATGGCAATGTGCCATACAGACTTGATCACAGATTTGGAGCAAGTAACTGGATTTATCTCGGTTGCTCAATATCCAAGTCAAATGAATATTTTAAGTGCCGAATGGGGTTCTGTATCGAACGTTCGCTTTATGGTCAGCAGCTTGGGCTCACAAGTAGCTGCAAGCAGCTTTCTTGGGCAAACCGTCTATAACACGTTCATCTCCGGGATGGAGGCATATTCGTGTATAGAGCTCGACGAAGCCTCGGCCAGCTTTATTTATCGGCCTCTTGGTTATGGCGATGACCCATTGTTGCTTCGCCAGTCAGCTGGTTATAAGTTTGCTAATGCGCAAATTATAACTAATGACTCTTGGATTATTAACCTGCGCTCAACACGCGCTAATTAATCTAGGAGATCATTATGGCTATTATTCAATCAGGTTCTTTTACATCTGCTGGAACTGCAGTTGATGTTAACATAAGTGATATCATAAGTGATTTTGATGCTTTCCATATATATGTCCAAGGCGATAGTGATGGAAGTGTGTGGAATAGCTCTACTACATCTTATGTCAAAGAAGCCCACTGGTATCGCGGGATGGCTTCTGGAAGAGCGTTGGCTAGAAGGAATGCTAATGGTACTCAGACGGACCAGTCCTTTTTTGTAGCTTCGGGCGGATTTGTCCCATACAGCTATAGCAATCCACCAACGTATGCTGTACAAGCGATCACTGATATTACTAAAGCTAACCCGGCTGAAGTTACCATAGCCTCTCACGGCTATGCGACAGGTGATATTGTGCGCATTTATAACAACGTCGTGATGGATCAAATTGCTGGTCTTGAATGGACGATTACCAAAACAGGCGCTAATACTTTTACGATCCCTATCAACACCAACACCGCCAACTTTGCTGGTGTTGAGACTGGAGCATCTGCCCAGAAGCTCTTCAAGCTCAGCGACTTTTACCCACAAAAGGCGTACGTCACTGGCATTACAGCTGCTAATCCAGCTGTGATAACCACATCGACGGCTCATGGGTACGTCGCTGGACAGAAAATCCGCGTAAAGTGCCCGTCTGTTTTTGGCATGACGCAAATCGATGGCCTCTTGGCTACGATCGCATCGGTCACGACGACGACTATCACCACTGACATAGACTCTTCGGCTTTTACAGCTTTTGCATGGCCAGCGGCTACCGCTGTTCCGCTTAGCTACGCCGAAGTTCATCCGGTTGGTGAAAGCAACTCCATCCTGACAGCTGCTGAGACCAACATCGGCACGCGCGGGATGATCATCGGAGCGACGCTTCAAACAGCGTCAGCTCTGACTTTCTGGGTTGCTGAGAAGTCGGATCGATATACAGCGTCATAATAATTGGCGCCCTTCGGGGCGCCTTCTTCAATCAAGGTGGAAGTATGGCAAAGGGTTTAATTGGCGGTCGCATGGGCGACGATACACAGCAATTGTCTCCAGAGCAAGCAAAACAGCGCGAAGCAGATCATCGCCTGGTTAAAGGCAAGTTTGTAAATAACGAGTGCAAAGGCGGCACTGTTAAGTTCCCATTCCGTAAATGGCGCGGGGATGCTGTCAAATGGTACTTAATGCGCGACGGCGAAGAATATGAAATTCCCATTATGGTAGCCAAACATTTAAATGAAAATTGTGGTATTCCTGAGTATGAATACAGCCAATTCTTAAATGCTGACGGCTCTTGTGATAAGCGTACGAAGCGAGTCGATCATAGGTTTAGTTTTATTTATAGTGGAGTCTAAAGATGGCGATCCCAAACACGCTGGCTGGCATCCGCGAGAAAGTGCGGCGTGTGACGGCTCGCACCTCAACGAATCAGATGACCGACGCTACTATAGACGACTATATCAATACCTACTACCTGTACGATCTGCCTGAATCTCTCCGGACGCTACGCTTAAAGGACACTTATCGGTTCGAGACTCAACCAAATATCGAGGTCTACACCCTTCCTCTAAATACTTGGATGACTTTTGAGCCGCCTGCGTATGCCTCCGGAGAGCCGATGGCGTGGTTTCAGGAACCTGAAGTTTTTTACCGTGCCTGGCCAAAGATTAATTATATCCAACAAGTCTCAACTGGCAATGGTGGCACTGGTCCTTACACAGGGACTTTCACTGCTACGCCCTTCCTTCGCAGTGTAAATCCAGAGCAAGAGCAGTTCAGTATACGCAACATCTTGATTACTGCCAATATCTCAGACAGCGCAGCTGTTATCGCGTGCGATGATGGAGCTGGCGGCTTCTTTGATGCTGTCACTGGAGCAGCTTTAGCAGGCACAATTAACTATGCTACAGGCGCTTTCAGCGTCCAATTTGCGACGAACGTTCCTTCTGGAACTGCTATCAACGCGGAATACATCCCCTATGTCGCCTCTCGCCCGCGTAGCCTGCTTATGTTCCAATCTCAGATATTTCTGCGCCCAGTCCCGGATAAATCGTATGAGATCCAGATGACCGGCTATCGAGTCCCAACTTCTCTTATCAATGGGGCCGACGTGCCTGAGCTCGCAGAGTGGGGACAACTTCTTGCATACGGCGCTGCACTTAAGATTTTCGCTGACTACGCCGACTTCGATCAGCTCAACAACTTCCGTTCCCTCTATGACGAGCAACTTATGTTGGTGAACCGTAGGACGATAAATCAGCTCCGAAACCAGCGTGTAGCGACCATTTACAGCGAGCAGAACTCTTATCCATTTGGGAATTTCTATCCGTACATCTAAATGTCCAGCCGCTGGACATAGGAGAATTCATGGCTTGGGACAAAGCTTTCCCACAAAACTCGCAGAGCATCTCAGGCTCTCCGCCACAGTTTCAGGCAAACTGGGATTATATCGAGACAAAGATGAAAGTGGATCACATCTTTGCGGATGCCACAAGTGCGAATGATGGTAGACACAACGTCATCCAAATGCCCGCTCAAGGTGTGAATCCAGCTCTTGGCACTAACATGCGCATGGCCCTCTACTGTGCACAAAGCAATTCGCAAGACATCCCACAGATACGCAACTCCGGGGCCATCTACTATCTCCCGTATGGAAAGAGAGGCTCAGTCGCCATCGCTGGAGGCACAGGAGTAGTTAACCTCATTGACTTTACTGGTGAGCCTCCTATCTTCGGCCACTTCATGATGTACGATCTGGTAAACGTTACGCTGGGGATTCAAGGGACATTCACCTGGGATGGGACTAACGTAAACGTGCAGACAACCTATTCTGGAAGAAGTGCGACTGCTGGCAACTCAACTTCCTGGATAAACTTGTTGGGCTCTACCACTTTCCTCCAGCTGAACCGCGACCATGGCACTGCTAGAACTGGGAAATGGCAGTACTTTGGCACACCGTATCAAACATAGGTCGTTATGCAAAGCAACCAGTATGCGCCATACCTTATAGCGAACCCTAGGATAGGCTTAGAGCGCGACGTCGTGCCCTTCCTTTTGCCTGACGATGCGTATCCTTTACTCGAAAATGCTTATCTGTTTCGTGGCAGAATACTGAAAAAAGGTGGCACTACATTACTAGGGCGACTTGGATTTAGAAGTAGGCGTGAGCGTATACGAGCGGCTGCTCCAGATGCATTTAGTATCGTTCTGCCGGCATTTGAGCGTGGAACAGCTACACTTACTGACAGTGTCACAACTTTCCAGGATGATGGTGCAGGAAATTTTGTCGTCACTGCTGGGGCTGGGATAGCGGGTACAGTGAATTACGCTACTTTTACAGTCACAGGGACATTCACCGGCGCAATCCCGGCATCACCTTACATTATATCTTCTTGGCAAGCAGTTGTCGATACCACGTCACCGTGCATGGGTCTCAAGGAGTTCGAGACATCTTCAGAGATCTTCGACAAAAGTGCAGGTTTCGACACACTGTACGCGTACCGATACAATGAATCCGCATTCCGCTACGAGCAGCTTTGGAACTATGTCGATTACATTACTACCGCTGGTGCAAGCGATACGGTAACCTGGTCTGGCTCAAACTCAGATTTCTTCAGGACCACTAACTGGAGCGGCGCTTTTTGGGTAACAAACTTTGTCCCTGGATATCAACCTTTGCCAGTAAGTACTACTGCTGGGTCTGGGGATGGAATTCGTTGGTATGCAGACTCTACAACAGGTAGCGCTGGCAATAGCCCGACATATGGTTGGGTAAACTTTTGCCCTCCAATAAGCGCCACAAATTTTTTACTTGGCGCTAGGTTTGTACTGCAATACAAAAGCCGATTGCTGTTTTTCAATACCTGGGAGGGCGCAAACTACGCTGGAAGGCGGAATTTTGGGAACCGAATACGATGGTCGCAAATTGGTACCCCATTCTATGCCAACCCGGTCCCGACAGGGCAGCAAGTAGACTCGTCCGCTTGGAGACAGGATGTTCCCAAAAGAGGAAGTTTTCTCACTTTATCCAGCGAAGATACGATAACAGCTGTTGAGATCGTCAAAGATGACCTTATTGTGTACTGTGAGCGCTCACGATACAGAATTGTGTTTACAGGTGATAGCCTTCGACCTTTCATTGCACAGCAGATTGAAGACGAATTCGGATGTGAATCGCCAGATAGTTTAATCTCTCTTGACCGTTCTTCTCTGTCCGTATCTTTCGCCGGAGTTACGATTACTGATGGCGTTAACACCGAGCGCATCGACGAGATAATTCCGACAGAAGTGTTCAACTTTCACAACGGGAACAACGGGAACTTGCGAGTCCAAGGCGCGCGGGACTTCTACTCTGAGCTCTGCTACTGGACGTTTGTCAACGATGACGGAGATAAAACTTTCCCTAATCGCATGCTTGTATACAACTACAAGGAAAAAAGCTGGGCGATCTTTGACACGCAATGGACAGCCCTCGGAACTTACTACCGAATAAACGACCTGCTTTGGAGCTCCGCCACACAGTCTTGGTCATCCTACAACATTAACTGGGGGAACCCTAGCGGACAAAGTGAATTCCCATTTGTCATAGGTGGCAACCAACACGGGTATGTACACTACCTAGAGAATGGCTTGAACACGTTTTCGACGCTAAATGATTACTCGCTGTCGATCACTGGAATAACTACTGCCAATCCTGCCGTCATCACAATACCGCAGCACAACTTAGAGATTGGACAGTGGATCCGCATTACTGGCATCGTCGGCACTGGAGATATGACAGATCTCAACACCACTACAGATGCCTGGCAGGTATATAGCACTCCATCTAACACTACGATTACGGTAGCTAGGAATGGCATCGTGTTTGCGGCAACCGGAACTTATACATACGGCGGTCAGATAGCTCTGCTGGATAATTTTATGGTTGAGACTAAGCGCTTCCCAATCTTCATGGATAGAGGCATGCAGACTCGTTTAGGATACGTAGACTTTTTGGTGGATGCTAAATCTGGGCAAGCCGACTTTAGTGTAGATTTTTACGACAACGAGATTTACACAATCCCGCTAGAAACTCAGATTGTCTCATGTCAATCCAGCGCATCACCAACTCCTGAGCGCATCTGGGTGAGATCTTATTTCAATAGCCAAGGTCAGTTCTTTGCTCTGCGCATGTACCTGAGTAGTGCTCAAATGCAAGTAATTGCAAACGACGCGCAGCAACTTGCTATCCATGCTCTCAATATGTGGCTGAAACCTTCGCAAAGGTGGGTCACATGACAGCTCCTTATGAATCTGTCTTCACGATCCTTGCTAACACGTGGGTTGACTCAGAGTCTCCAGACTTTACACAACGCCTTAACCAAGTCATCACTCTGTTGGCTATTGCTATAAATCAGCGTGAGATAGCTCAGTACTACGACGTGGAAACCTCTAGTGGGCAACTATTTTTCCCAAACACCACAGAGCCTACAGAGCTTAGATCTGGTTTGAGGAAGCTGGTTTTATCTACAGGGATTGCCGCTGCTGGTACGACATCTATAGCCCATGGTATAGCCAGCATGGGCTCTTATCTAGTAACGCGCGTCTATGGAACACTCTTCAACAATAACACTGGCGCGCCTGTTTACGTCCCGATACCGCAAGCATTTCCAGATGATGTCGCCATCACCGTTGATGGGACCAACGTTAACATTATTGCAAACACCGCTACGTACAATACCTGGAGCGCGATCGTCGTTCTTGAATATATCGTCGCTTGATGTACAGCGGCTGGACATGAGGAGATTTTATGGGGCTATTAGCAACAGGAGCAGTTGTAGGGGGAATCACACTTGCCTCACTATGGGCCGACTGGAGAAATAAAAAATTGAGCGATAAGGCTATGCGTCGGGTCCAAAAACTTGATGCACGCTATGGAGGTGTGACGCTTGACGAGTTTAAAAAGTGGGGTAGAAGTAAGCAGCATAAGTTTGCTGCCGATTTGGACCGTGCAGCTAGTGCGGGCGGCATTGGAAGTTTTGGAAGTTCAAAGAGAAAGATTCTAAAAAACGTAGAGCGAAAACTTACCGTTCAGAAGCAGTCTAATACTCTACAAAAGCTGCCTAATCTGACCGAGCGAGGCCAAAAGATCTATGACAAAGAGCTAGCTCGAGCTTCCAAGCGTTTGGATCGTAAAGGTCTATACCAAAGCACCCCGGGCAAACAAGCGCAGGCAGATGCAAAAGCTGCTGCAAAATTGGATCCTAAATTTGCTGCTGTTGAGAAAGCTGCTGGTCTTGCCGGTACAAAAGTTGATACCGGCGCGCTGCCTGAATACGGGAAAGATATAGCAAAAAATCTCTGGAAGCAAATGGAACAAGATATTACTAAAAATTATCTTGAAAACATACTTCCAGATATTAAAAGCGCATTTGCTGGAGACATCGAATCTGGAGCATACGGGGACGCTGTTGTAAGATCTAAGTCTGAACTTGATAAAGCGCTACTGGCTAAACAGGCTGAAATTGATGCATACGGAGCTGAGCTTGGACTACGATACGGCGATCAAGAACTCAGCAGACGCGCACTCAATAGACAAACAGTTGAAACTGGGCTCGGAGCATCGCGATACCTTGAAGATACTCGTGGTACAAGGCTTGACCGCAATTTAACCACACGTCAAACAGATGAATCAAACACTATTAGCCAGTTGCGCTACCTTCTTGGATTAAGTCCTCATACATACCACGCTCCTGGTGGTGGTGGCTTTAGCTTTAATCCAAGTCCAAATATACCTCAGCAAACAAATTATACCGGACAAATAGCTGGTCCAGCAATTCAAGAAGTCTCACGTCAAGCTGGTAAACAAATTGCAAATTCAGTCTTTTAGGAGGCCATATGGTCGGGTTCCCGCAAAATAAGTCTTTCCTTGGAGGCCTCTTTGAGTCAGTGATCGGCAGTGCTGCGACTGGATTTGGCCAAGGATTGCAAGAGTCTATATCGACCTACTTTGACGAACAGCGCGATCGTCAATATCGCAGCGTCATTGACAAAGAGCTCCAGCGTGTAGCTGAACAAGAAGGGCGTTTAGACCCAGCATCTATTGCCAGAACTGTGATGCAGCTACCTGTGCCAGAGCGCTACAAAAACGAATATCTTAAGACAGCCCAGCTCATCTCATCAATTGAGGCTAATCAATCACTGACGCAGCAGCGTGATGCTATGGCGATTAAAGCGCAGCAAGCAGCTAGTGGTGGCGCCCAAAGGAGCGAGCAAGACATCCAGGAGTTGATGTCAAACCCTGACCCTGATCAGTACGACAAAACAGCCTACTTATCTGTGTTGAAAAAGTTGGGAGCAGATAAAGACGAATTGCGTTTAGCAGCACAGGAGTACGACAGGGAGGCGCGTGATCGAAGCAAGTTCAAGTCTGAGCTGGAAAAACCATTTAAAGACCGTCTTAAGGCATTAGATAGAGCGATATCTAGCCCAGATACTAGCCAGAGCTTGAAGAGAAAGCTTGCCAGCGATCGCAAGGAAGAAGAGCAAAAGCTAGCTGAAGCTTCTCAGAATTGGCGTCCCATATATGACTCGCTTAAGCCGAAGAGGCAGAATGCGCAACAACTCCAGGAGTCTATAGCCCCGCCTCAAGTACAAGCCCCAACGGCCCCACGTACAGCAGGCTCGGTTGGAGGCCAAGACACTTTGTATAACAAGCTCATAAATCAGTCTGTGCTGCGTGCAGCTGGAGGTTAACAATGAAATTGGCCGAGCGTATAGCGAGCGATATAGACTCAGGTAAATCCTACGTGCAGATCTTAAAGGAGATTGAATTTGCCTACCCCCATCTTGCCGCCGATATACAAGCTCGGAAATCCCGTGGAGACTATTCAAGCGATATCGTAGAGGACCTACTGGTAGCGTCTCCTCAGGTCTCTATAGGCGAAATGACTCCTATCCAAAGCCAGATGAACCAGGCAATTTACAGCCAACGTGCAGACAAAGAAGGGCTTGGCACGCAGATTATGCGAGGCTTCCGTAAAGGAGCTCTTGGCACGCTTATCCCTGGAGGGCCAGCGCAGTCTGAGATTGAGATGGAAGAAGCGTTTGCTCCAAAAAGCAGTGCAAAGTCTTTTGTCGAAGGAACGGCCGAACTCGCTAGCGATCTCCCTCTTCTTGGCGCGACATCAGCGCTTGCAGCTCCTACAGGCCCGATTGGCGCAAGTGCGGCAGCAATGGGAGCATCTCAATCGCTGAAAGAGATACGTAAAGCTTTTCGCACATATCAGGAAGGCGGCGGTCCAAAAGACTGGGGTGAGTTTATTGGTGAAGTAACAGAAGCTGCTAAAAACGTTGGCGTGGAAGCTGCGATTGGTGGAGCTTTAGGGACTCTTGGCCCGATTGTGAAAGCAACCGGTTTGACTGGGAAAGCCGCTAAAGCTGCTGCTGTAGCTGGTGAAGGTGCCGTACTCACTGGAGCTCACGTAGCTAAAACAGGAGAGCTGCCAACTCCAGGCGAAGCGCTTGTCGTCATCGCACAGATCGCTACGCTAAAAGGAGCTCACAAGATCGCAAGCCTGCTCAAATCAGATGGAGGGCGCAATGTTGCTAAAAAGGCGTACGCACAGCTTACTCCAGAGCAACAGCAGGCCTTAATGTCGGGAGACATAAATAGCAGTCGATTTGACCAAGTGCTAAAATTGTACGAAGACAACGTTGCAAAAGAGGCTGCGTTAATTGAAGAAAAAGGTAAAGAGAAATATACAGAGTCAAAAAAACAAAAAGAATCTACAAAAGAAAAAATAAAAGAACTTGAAGAAACAAAAAATAAAAAAATATCAGAGTTAAAAGAGCTTAAAAAAAAAGGATCTGATAGCGAAGTAAAAGAAAAAGCTAAAGAGATTAACGATATAAACAAGGATCTAAAAAAACTTTCTCAAGAATTGAAAAAAAATAAACCAGAAAGCATAAAAAAGCAGTACGAGTCTGAATCTGAAAAGTTATTAAAAAAAGCCATAAAAAAGATAGATGAAGCAAAAGAATCAAATTATTTTGAATATATCGATAAAGACATAGGATTAACTTCAGAAGAATCCGCTGCTGTAAAGAAGATATTGAAAACGCCGCTTCCCGAAGCTCTTAAGCAACTGCCCATAGAAGAAATCGCCAAGATGCACGTGGAAATTGCTGCTGAGAAAAAGTCCCCGATTTTCACACGGGTAAAGGAAGTATTACGCAACGCTCGCGAAAAATTGTACCGCGGGATCTTTGATAGAACCCATCAGCTTGCCAAGCTCACGAAGGCGACAAAGTCTGATGTCGATCTCCAATCCATGTACTATGACTCTCATCGCGCTTCAGCGCTGACCGAATACCGCATGAAGCACGGAACCTTTGATCCGTCAACGAAAGAGTCAACAGGCGACATTGGACTGCAAGAAGCTATAGAAAAAGTGGCTCCAGAAGACTACTCAAGCGAGACGCTCAGTCTATTATTGGCTTCTCGAGCATCTATTGACCGTCAGAACCTTGGCATGAAAAACCCAATACCAACTGATGTTGCAGAAGCGATGCAGCGCAAGTACACAGCGCAGTACAAAGGCGTGCTCGATGAGATCTCCAAACTGAATGACGAGATGCTTGCGATTGCCAAAGATGCTGGGGTACTGTCTGCGGAAGGTATTGCCGCTATGAAAGAACTCCATAAGGCGTACGCTCCTCTTGAACGCGTCTTTGAAGAAGGAGAGCTTGCAGTTGGCCAAGGCGAATCTACGAGCAGCCCTGGATATCTTAAGAGAGCTGGTGACTCACTGAGAAAAATCGCAGACCCGCTTGTCACTACAGTTAAGAACTACGACCTCACTGTAAAGCAGGCTGAACGCAATAAACTTGCCACAGCCATAGCAGATGAGTACATGAAGCTGGGATACAAGGCCGTTGAAGTCCCGGCTGATTCTGCGCTAGCAAATGCTGTCGCTAAGGAGAACAGGGCCCTTGCTAAGAACCTGAGAGAAACTGAATCCATATACAGTCCTGAGGCTTTTTCTGATGGAAAAGAGACGCTCTTCTTCTACAAAGGTGGCAAGAAATACAAGATTGACAACGTAGACCCAAGTATAGCTCAGTTGCTTCGGCGCCCTAAATCAGCTCTTGGCGTGCTTGATGGTCCGATCAGATGGGTGAAATCAAAAGTCTCCAAGGCAAACTTCACCCTCAGTGTCATTGGTATGCCTGTTATCCAAGCCAAGGACATGGTAGTAAACGCAGTCTCGCAAAAGAGTCTCCTCGGTTCGTGGCAATATTTGGCATCTCTACCGCAAAGCGTCTTTGAATCTGTAAAGAAATCTGCCCCCATTTGGCACGACTACATGAAGAGCGGCCTGTATACCCATGACTACCGAGCTCTCTCTTCCCAGGACTTCGCTTCAATAGCTATGGATGTTTTCGATGCAAAGCGCTCGCAAAACAAGAGTATCGCAAGCCGTGCTATCAACACGTTAACTGCCCCGTACAGAGCTCTCGAGTATATTGACCGTACGCTGAGTAACGCACAGAAGCTTACGTCGCTAAAACTCGAACTGAAAAATCCCGAGTACAATGGGTTGCCGAAAGAGGAGCGAATTGCTAAGGCTAAAGCAGCTGTTGAGAAACGGACGCTCAACTTTCAGCGTTCCGGTGGCTTTGCTCTTATCAGAGCTATGAATAGTGCAATCCCCGTCTTCAATACATCCCTCCAGGATGTGGATACAATAGCGAGACAAATCAAGAACAACCCTGCATTTCTGACCAATATCGTGGCTAACATCACGGTTCCATCAATCATGGCCTATATGCAAGTGCGGGACGACGAGCGATACAAAAGGCTCCCTCAGTACGTTAAAGACGAAAATATGGTTGTACGGCCGTGGTTTGGGCTGTGGGATGATCAAAAAAGCGACCTGTGGTTAATACCTAAGCCGTGGTTAGTCGGGTATATAGGCACAACGATGCCTGTACGGTTCATGCAATACGTAGACTCGGAAAAAGGCGAGGAAACTCTTTTTGAGGTAGCTGAAGAACTGCTCGAAAAGTTTGGCGAAGAAGTTAATCCGTTTAGCTTTATCTACGGTAAGCGAAGCCCAATACCACGCGGCATGGCAAGGATTGCTGCAGCTGAACAATACACACCAAGCACTCCTGAGGTTGCAAAAGCTGCCTCTAGGGCTCTTGGAGGGTACTTCAGTCCAATAGCTATCGACGTGACTGCCCAGATGCTTCTTGGCGGCATATACAAAGACTTGGCTCCTATCGTGGACGAGCTTGTTTACGCATCTGAAGTGCCGGCCTACACACAGCAAGATCTTGCAGAATTTGGCGCAAAGTTTCTGAAGCGATTCCATACGAGAGGCGCTGATCTACGTTCCTCATACCTCAACAAATTCTACGATTTAGCCGCTGAAGAAGATGCGAAACTTGCCACTATTAAGCTTGCTGAGATACGCGGAGAGACGAAAAAAGCTGAAGAACTGCGCGATAAGGGCTACTGCAAGACTGCAAACGCTCGTAAAGCAATCAGCAGGATATTTAAGCAAGCTTCTGAGATTCAGAATGCCAGCCCTAAGCGATACAGCCGAAGCAAAAAAGACCAGCTTCTACGCGAGCTTGCCCAAGACATGGACGAGTTTGCCAAAAGATATGTAGAAGCAATCGAAGAATCTAGGAAATTTTATAAGGAGAACTCATGACCATCCCTACAAATAACCCGTTAGCCTATCTAGGCACAGCCGCTATAAATCCGCCTACCGTAATAAAAAGTGAACGAGCTCCAACAACAAGTGATAAAGGGTATCCTCTTGGGACTATCTGGATCAACCAAGTTTCTCAGGTTGAATATTCACTGGTTGCTGTTACCAACAATCAAGCCATCTGGGTCGCCGCTTCTGGTACAAGTGACGTGAACTCCCTATCAGGTGATAGCGGTTCAGCAACTCCCACGGCTGGTGATATCGTAATTGCAGGTGGTACAAACCTAACGACTTCAGCAGCTGCGTCCACCGTTACAGTCAACCTCGATGCCACTCTTACTGGATTGACATCGGTTGCTGCAACCACATACACGACTAACGTCGCTGCTGCACAGCTGTCAATCGCGGGCACTACTATAACAGCTGCCGGTACAGATGCCAATATAAATGTCAGCCTTACTCCAAAAGGGACTGGATCGGTTATCCAGAGCCGAGGTTCTGCAGGAAACGACGTCACGATTGAGGTCACGAACACTGACAATACAAACGCCGCATCTCGTGCTGGCTTTGAAGCTGCTGTCGGCGGTACTTCAGCTGGCGATCCGTATGTCGACTTCCTCGTAAGCGGCGCTGGCCACTACGTTATGGGCATCGATAATAGCGTAGCTGCTCCTCAAGCAGATCCTTTGGTTATATCTCAAGGTGCCGCTCTTGGGACAAATAACCTGATAGTTGTCCAGCCAGCCGGCGAAGTTCAGATGCCTCTACAGCCATCGTTCCTTGGTTATTTAGCATCTACAGCTACCAACAAAACTGGTAACGGCACTGCATATACCATCGGAACCGATGCTCTGACTGAGGTATATGATCGTGGGTCTGATTTCACGACTGCAGGCGTTTTCACAGCACCTGTCGACGGCATCTATGATCTGCGAGGCCAAGTCACTGTAACTGGCAACACGATAGCGACAACTTTTGTCGTTAGTATCGTTACAACCGGGACAACATACACAAAGACTTTCACTAAGGCAGCTGGATCGCAGGACGAAAGCGTAGACATCTCTGTCTTAGCTCTAATGTCAGCTACGAATACAGCGACACTTACAATCACTGTTTCTGGCGAAGCGGGCGATACATCTGATATCAAGGGCGGCGCTGCTCTTGAGACATTTTTCTGTGGCTGTCTAGTTGCATAAGGAGGCTATATGGCTTTAGGAAAACGAATGTTGCCAGAAGCCCTTAGGAGTATTGATAGCGCAACCTTCACAGGAAGCTATCAAGCTCTTGGGACTGCTACAGATCACCCAATAGTGCTCGCTAAGTTTACCAACAACAGTGACGTTTTGGTTACTGTATCGTGGAACGGAGTGGCTGATCATGACATTTTGCCAGCTAGTAGTTACACAGTCTATGACATCACGGCCAACTCGACAAACCCGCTGAGCGGTCTTTCGATAGGCCAAGAGACGCAATTCTACGTGAAGGGGTCTGCTGGAACCGGGCTTGTGTATTTGACAACTTTTTACGTAGCGGGAGGCTAGATGTCACAAGCATCCACACTAGGAGGCGGAACCGCTCCTACGGTAGCCACCACCTACACTACGGACAGCGGAAACGCTGTCCCGGCGGCGAATATCCTGAACGTCCTTGGCGATGATACTACAGCCAATGATAACGATGGGATACGTACTACTGGAGCCGGCAACACAGTCACAGTACAACTCACAAACCGCTGTCAAGGCACTGGGTCTACTGTAGGCGCAGTTACAGCAGATCTTGTGACACTGTCTCTCGGCGCAACTCCAGGTACTTATACTTTAGAGGCTCGGGTCGCCGCCTTTAATTCGGCTACACCGGCTTCTGCAGGTTATAGCCTTTTTGCTACAGTGCGTACTACAGGCGCTGCAGCTGTGCTCGTTGGCACTCCAGATAAAATTGTTAACGAGGAAGCGGCATTGGCTGCATGCGATGCGACAGTTGTCGTCTCGGGGAATACGGCCATAATTCGCGTCACGGGGACAGCTGGGCTTACGGTCAGCTGGAATACCGCGGCACTTTACACTTTGAGTACGTAGGTAGGCTATGGCAGGATTTGACAACGAAGTCATGTATGCTGACAACGTCGATTTTAGCGGCGGTTCTCCCGTCTCAGCTAAAGTCACAGCAAACGGAGAATTGCTTATAGGCTCTACAGCTGCTCCCAATATCCGCGTGGGCACACTCACAGCGGGGACGGGCGTCAGTATTACAAACGGCGCTGGCAGCATCACAATAAACTCAAGTGGCGGTGGTGTCACCTGGACAGAGGTTACAGGCACCTCGCAAGCAATGGCTGTTTCCAATGGGTACATTGCAAACAACGCCGGCTTGGTAACTTTATCACTCCCAGCAACTTCAGCTGTAGGTGATGTGATTCAAGTTGTCGGTAAAGGCGCAGGTTTGTGGTCGATAAGTCAAGCAGCTGGACAGCAAATCCACGTCGGAAGTACATCAAGTACTGCTGGCGTCGGAGGTAGTGTTGCTGCTATACAGAGGCGTGACAGCATAGCTCTTGTTTGCACTACAGCAAACCTTGAGTGGACCGCTTTTTCAACCCAAGGGAACCTCACGGTGACATGATGAACGATTTTATGGCGTCTGTTTTTTTTTCACTCATAGCATGCCTTGGGTGTGGAGTTGTATTCTACATGGCTTGGCAAGCGCTAAAAGATGGAGGCTCTGATGGCGACAGGAAATAGTACCAACCAAGGCTTGGGCACTACGGCACAAGTTTTGATTGGGGGTACTTCTCAGCCAGCTTTTAGCTCTACGGTCACAGGTGATGGGGACTTTACGTTTACTACAGCTACAAGCGGGAACTCTAAGCGTATATTAGCAAGTAACTCATCCAACACAGCATCGTCTACAGCTATTTTGGAAGCTCAAACAGCTGGAACTTCATCCGGGAATGCTTTTACTCGGTATACCGTAGGAACCAACACTAGCTGGGCTATTGGTTGCGTCTCTCAAGCCACGACTCCCCTGCAAATTCGGACAACTGGTGCTGCAACGGCAGCTCCAAACTCCGGCACGCAAGTATGGGTCGCTACAACTGCTGGCGAAATCACTAAGCCTCAGCAGCCAGCCTTCCTTGCTAACCACAGCGGCTCGAACGCAGACGTCACTGGAAATAACACTGTATTTACACTAACTTTGGACAACGAGGTTTATGACGTAAACTCAGATTTTAACCCAGCTACGTATACTTTTACGGCGCCTGTAACAGGGAAATATTTGCTTTGTGCATCTGTCGCTATGCAGCAAGTTAATACCGCGACCTTTAGTCAGATGATCATCAACACGAGTAACCGAGGTTATTATGCTGGGCTTTGCTCTCCTACTGGGGTTCAAAGCGTCAATAACACCTACTCGATATCGCGGAGCGTCCTTGCCGATATGGATGCGGCAGACACCTGCACGATCACAATTCAGCTAAACGGGATTGGCGCTGATACCGCTGACACCCTTAACTCGACAAACTACTATCAGTTTAGTGGCTGTCTCGTGTGCTAATGTCCAGCCGCTGTACATCAAAAAAGAGGAACTTATGGACGTCTACCTTGACCAAGAGAAGCTTTTCACTATCTCTGAAGCTGATCTAAAATTGCTTGCACACGATCTTGAGGACCCGGTTGCTGAGATTAAGCGACGACTCGAGTACATCATCTCACATAAGTGTGAGCAGTGTTACAAGCGTATGCGCGACGAATGGCTTTCTAGATTCGAACGAACAAAAGAAGTGGCCAGCGTGCCAATTGACAGAGATTCTTTTATCGATCTGGTAGTCAATCACATCGAATACAAAAATCGTGTACAACGTGATCAGATAGAAAAAGAAGCTTTGGGGTTAGTATGAGCTCTATTATCCCAGGACTTACCCCGCTAGCGTATAGCGGGGTCAAGGAGGGAAACCCTCCAAATATTACAGTCAAAAACACTGATCCTACTGATACCGACTACAATGGCTTCGACATTGGCGACCAATGGATCAACAAGCTCACACGTAACATCTTTATCCTTGCCAATAAGATTACGCGGCCAAACCGCCAAGGGACAGCCTATTGGGTACTGGTTTCTGAAGGCGGTAGTGGAGGCTTTACATGGTTTGAAGTTACTGGCGCGTCTCAACAGATGGAGCCTGGATCTGGATACATCGCTAATAGCGGTGCACTTGTAACTCTTGCGCTACCGACCACGTCTCGGGTTGGAGATATGCTATTTGTCGTTGGGAAAGGCACTGGATTATGGTCTATAAGCCAAGCGGCTGGACAGCAAATCCGAGTTGGCGATACAGGGACAACTGTTGGTGTGGCAGGATCAGTCACTGCTTTAACGCAGTATGACGCCATTTCTATGGTATGTATAACTGCAGATACAATTTGGGCGTCTTTCGCAGCTCAAGGTAACTTAACAATAGCTTAATAGCTGGGGATAACCATGGTAACAGGCAACACGACAAACCAGGGATTAGGCACAACTGGGCAAGTGCTCATAGGTGGGACAACGAAACCAGTGTTTAGCTCTACGGTCACTGGAGACGGGTTTTTTAACTACGAATCTAATACCTCTGGCAGTAACCGTAAACTATACGTGTCGCATACAAGCAACACAGCAGGGTCAGGAGCTTTGCTTGAGACTCAAGTAGCTGGGACGTCTGGTGGAGGGTCTTTTTACAGATCTACAATAGGGTCTTCGCATAGTTTTTGCTTTGGAGCTCAAGCTTCAGCGACACCGACTTTACAGGTGCGATATCAAGCAGGCGGCTCTGCTGCCCCAAATAATGGAACGCAGATTGTAGTTGCAACGACAGTTGGAGAAATAACTCTGCCTAGTCAGCCGAGCTTTGTTGCCTACAATAGTGCAACACTTCCAGATGTCACTGGAGATAATACTGGATACTCTCCAATAGCATTTAATACAGAAATATTTGATCAAAATTCAGATTACGATAATACAACATACACATTTACAGCACCAGTTACTGGTCGGTATTACTTTTTTGTACTATTGTTGTTCGGAGATGTCGATGCGACTTTTACAAGATTTGCAGTGACGTTTACCACATCAAACAGAAACTACACCACTAGTGGCACGCTTGGGAAGCTCTTTAACGCAGATGCTCAATGCAGTATATCTTTTGCTGTAATGGCCGACATGGATGCTTTGGACACATGTGTGGTTTCAACTTTTGCTTCTGGGGGTACGAAGACTATTGATATTGTACAAGGAGGCCCGACAGACATTAGAAGCTGTTTCGGGGGTCAGTTAATTGCTTAAAAAGGGGCCCTAACGTAGGGCCCACTGGGATTATTTTTTCACTATCTTAAGGCTATTGAAAAACTTTATAGCCTTAGGGTCGTTAATTTCTGGTGCTTCGTACTCAAGTACAAGTAAAAATTTGTCAAACTGCCACGTTTTGTCAACAAACACTCGCCCTGCTAAGTCATCCTTCGACAACACGACTCCTTTAGCGCCTTTCAGATGGCACGAGATGATGTCGCGTGTTGGTCCTCGAAAATATCGGTACAGGTTTCGTGTGTGCGGCATCTTAGGGGCGCTTTTGATTACAATAACTCGATAAACGTCTCCGTCGCTATCCACCGTCTGCCATAGCTCACGAGTTAAGGAAACTTCGTGCGCTGGCTCCTCGGGCAATATCGCTTCAAAGTGTATTTTGCTCACTGTTGCGCTGATCATAAGTTCGCTAGGGATATCTGTCGGAGTATCCACATCAACCTCTCCGCAACTGATTATCCCTGTTGTGAAAATTGCTACTGCTATCATTAATTTTGATGCCATGGCGGCCCCCTTGTTTTTGGAACCGCCATCATATTTCAGCCCGATTTTCGCTACAAATCAATTTTGCTTAGCGGGTTGTTGGCAAATACACAACGCCCTCTGATATACCTTTTGAGGATATCCATGCTTTTGTGCCCAGTTTGTGTGGCGATTTCCCAATCGGACGCGCCACTTTGAGCAGCTGCTGTCACAAATCCCGCTCTAAAGCTATGCCCGCTGTACTTTTCGGCGAGCACATCTGCGTCTCCCTTGGAGAAGCCTTCAGCGACGAAATGACGCCGCACTAGAGTCTTTATGATCTGTACGAAACTGTTTGTGCTTATGGGCTTATCTTGAAGGTTGCCTCGGCAATCGAAGCCACGGAAAATATATCCATCATCACAGACTCCAGCAAGTTGTATCCATGCCTGAAGCGCGATGACTGGACACACAGTTTTGTCTCTGATATATGGCACGCCGACATAGCGCCCTTTGCCAAGCTGGTCAGTTTTAGACTTTGGCAAGAAAATAGTCACGCCTCTCTCATCAAACTTTAGTTGGCTAAGACGCAAATTGCAGATCTCAGAGCGCCTGAAAGCCCCAGCAAATGCCATGAGTAGTAGAGCCCTATCTCGGACAACTTTGTCATAGTCTCCCTTAATCTGAGTCAGAATATCGCGCAGCATTTTAGGTGTAATCGCTTCTTTTTGATCTTGGCTTGTTCCGTGGTGACGCTGAATCCCAAGCAACGTATTCCGCACAACCGGAGCCCTTAAGTTGCACTCGATACCGTTGACTGCTAACATGTGTTTAATCGCACACAAACGCCTCTTAATCGTCGATACACGATGACGTGGCGCTCTACTAGCTATGTATGCTGCGATCGTTTCTGGGGCCGCTGGAATTGATTTACGGGCATTTGCGTCGCAGAACTCGGTAAAATCTTTCCAATCCCCTTCGTACTCAAGGATTGTGCGCGGGGAATGGGCTATTTTTTGATAATCTATAGTGTCCATTTGTCTGCTGGTGTTGTGTTTCTTTGGATTTTACATATATAAGAAGCCCTATGTGTTGGATAAAAAAAAGCCCCAGAGGTAAGGACTCTGGGGACCACCAACAAACTTAGGGCGTCTTCACTTTAGCGTAAGCTTCGATTTGCGTCAATCTGAGGCTAACCTCTTGACATCAAGAAGCCAAATAGAGCAGCGAAATGCAGCCCTAGCACAATCAAGACCACGGATTCTACTTTCCTAGCCAGTGTTGATTTTTCCATATGAAGTGATCTTCCCAATTCATTTTTTGAGAGATATGCTCGACATGCATCGTAATCTCTGAAGCGCTCTCCAAGATCCACATACTGTGGAGAAGATTCGCTGCCATCATCGCAAAAGAGATTGCATGCAATAAAAGGTTTGTCACTGTTCGACTCCAAATTTTTGATACGCTCGCCAGAAGCTTTCCGGATCGGCTCTTCTCGCCTTATCGGCAGCTTCTTGATCTCCTCCAAAGCTTTGTATCCATGCTGTTGTACGGAACAATTCCAGCTTTTTCGGGTCGATCACCACAGTTTCTAACGCAGGCTCTTCTTTTACGCAAGGTTCTTGTGCATCTTCCTCTGGAGCTGGGACTTCAGCTGTATCGATTTCCCCCTGGCAATACGCGCCTCCTATAGTGTCTCCGAAGAGCATGCGGGCAATCCGACCAAGAGCGCGTGCGTAGCACATTTCTCTCGGGTATTTTTTCCACATATCACGGCCCGACAATCCTGCCACTTGAGCGTGAGCCATTCCATAGGTAACCTCCATCGTATCACCAGTATCTTTGCGCTTGCCTGACACTTTGCAAAAGGTCCCTATCGTGTCGTCTTTACCGAAGATCACGCTTAGATGATGTCCTGCTTGCCGAATTTTTGCGCTCATCAAATGGGTGCTCATCTCAATGCGACCGTCGATACACATGAGGCCACCGTTTAGCGCCTGCATAGGAGGGATGTCCAACTCTCTGGCCGTAAGCATAAGTAGCAGTAAAGCTGCTTTACCGCCGCCGCGCATCAGTTTTTCGTAGTGCCCGACTTTGCCGGCGTATTCCGCAAGCCCTTCAATCAGCGCCATCTCCGCGGATGAAGGTAGTGTAAAAGCAACTCTAGAGGATGGCTGCTGAGAAGTCTTCTGCAGGGCGGTATTTGTGCCACAATCGGCAGAGGGTACTAAATTCATCAAAGCTTTCCTTTATATTCTCAAACTCGATAACTTTTGCCGGGGCGCCATTGCGTTGTAAGTGCAAGACTAAGACGTGCGATACTTCTGCTCCAGTGAGCTCAATTAGATTCTTGTAGGCCGACAGCTGTAGATGCCAAGTCTTTTGTGGTGCGTAGCTAGTCTTGAAATCGACCAAAGTGAGGCCAGAATACCCTTGTATTTCAGCCAAAAGATCGTATGTCCCGCGATATTTGAGCGTATCATCCTGTAAAGACGTCTCTGTGCTGTGTATTTTTGTGATAAGCGGAGCAAAAACTACGAAGCTCATCAGATAATGGCCCCACTCAGTCTTAATATCACACTTTTCCCCGCGTAAATATGCTTCACAAGCTTTATGTATTGCAGTACCACGTTCACACGCAGCTTCCAAATAATTACGTGGAACTTTAGAGTACCCACTATAAGGCGAAATAATCTGTGTAACTCTAGGGTATTCCTTCAAATGAACCTCAAACAATACGTAGAATATTGCAACGGAGATCTTAGCTTTCTCATGAAAGCAACGCATAATCAGCTAAAAGCATACCTTAGAGGAGAAAAGCATTTCGACAAAGACAAATTAGAGTACATGGAAATACAAACTAAGGGGTTGCTAAATGCACGAGATTATTTACTCGAGCGTTATACACGTGCCTATGAAGATCTCCAGCGAGCAAAACGCCAGTTCCAACTGGAGGGCAGCATCAGCGAGGCACAAGGCTCAGAAGAGGCAAGTGACTGAAGCGCTTGATTTGCTCACATCGCAATACGGGCCAATCCCCAACGACATGCATCTCGAAGTACATCTTACGCGCAGCTCTCCACGTAAATTAGACTACGATAACTTCGTTTATGCGCTTAAATGGGTGCGCGATGCCATCAGCGACTTTGTATGGCCAGATAAGAAGCTAGCCGTGAGAGACGATCATGATCTTGTTTCGTGGAAATACGATCAGATTACAGGACCACAAAAGCTGATCATTGAGATTATTGGGATTGACAAGTGAAAGTGCCGCGAACCGGAGTCCGCGGCGTATCAGGCATGCGCTAATAGAGGTACCTCACATTTAGCAGATGCGCATTTATGCTGCAACAGTTATACCTTCAGAACGGCACATCAGGGAAATCTTGAGCCACAACTTCATTCACATCTTTTGAATCTGGCAGGATGCTAATATGATAGTCTGGGTCTTTCTCATTTTTTTTATACTTGTTTGGGTATACCATGATTTTAGATGAGTAGCTTAGGCTACCCATAATATATGGAGTCCCATCTTTCGCTTGTCTCTTCCACGCCCCACAAAGCTTAACTCTCACAGACTTTTCAGTGCTCATTGTAACCAAGAGGTTATATGCCGTTAAAAAAAGGTAAATCCCAGAAAGCAGTATCAGAGAACATTTCTGAGCTTCGACACTCAGGCTATCCTCAGAAGCAATCTATTGCTATAGCTTTAAATGAGGCTGGCAAAAGCCGCAAGAAGAAAAAGTGATCACCCGCCTAGCTGGAAGTTCTTGAATCGGCCATACTCGGATTCAAACTCAAGGCGGGCAATGCCTGTTCTTCCATGCCTATTTTTCACAACAATCAACTGAGCAAGCCCTGGAGCGCTGAATTTGTCGTAAACTTCTTCCCGGTAAAGCATCACTACGGCGTCAGCATCTTGCTCCAAAGACCCCGACTCTCTTAAGTCGCTTGCCATCGGACGCTTGTCTTGGCGCTCCTCAACCTTACGGCTTAGCTGACTCAACCCAATCACCACAATATCCAACTCTACTGCCAGCATCTTGAGCTGTCGGCTGACGGTGCTGATGAACTCTTGTCGATTCTCGGCTCTATCTGCTGTGGCTATCAACTGGATGTAGTCCACTATCAATATGTCTAGCTTATTTTTGCCTTTAGCTCGACGAGCGCCACTCTTTATGTCCTGCAGCTGAGACCCGCTTTTATCACTGCACACGAACGCTAGTGTGCGTAGGCCAGCCTCTCGCGACTTCATGCGGATAAGATCGTTATCATCAACTTCACGCCGGAATATCTTTTCTACCGGGATTCCAGCCTCAGACGACATAATTCGATCTTTGATCTGACCTACAGGCATTTCTAAGCTGTAAAAAAAGACATGGTTCCCACGTTTACTGAAGTGTGTAGCGATATTCAATGCCAGCGCGGTTTTACCCATAGCTGGCCGTGCGCCGACGACAATAAAGCTGCCCTTTTTGAAGCCACCAAGCAGGCCGTCGAGCTCAAGCCATCCTGTTTTGAATATGCCCCGCGACCTGTCGTTCTGTATATCTATGATCTCATCACGTAGAGCATCGACATATCCGAAAAACATCTCGTCTGCCGTGACCGAGTTTTCGCACTGCGGGCTCACGATTTTACAGACACGTTTTTGCGTCTCTTCGAGCACTTCATTGACTCGGCAACTGCTGGCAGCGGCTGTGGTTGCACTCTGCAGGCACTCTTTCACAATTGCACGGCGGCAGGAAAACTCTTTGAGTATCTCTACGTAATCTTGCAGATTGATGCCAACACCAACACCAGAAGCTATGTTTGTGAGCAGATTCAAGATGTATGAGCCTTCGTCCTGGCTCTTCCATCCGCCCCGCAAGTTTTTGATAGTGATGAACAGGCTCGTAGAATCAATATCTCGGTCCGCATCTGCCAGTGACTTTGCCGCAGAAAAGATCTCTTTGTGTTCGAGGTGGTAGAAGTCATCTTCGGTGAGCGTATCTATCGCGGCTTTCGCGTCATATCCCCCCATCAGGCAGCCCAGAACTATCTTTTCCGAGTCTTTGCACTGCGGGACTGCCGTCGATTCTGCGCGCATTTCTGACCTCAAACCTGTTAAAAAAGTGGTTAAACTTCAGCTCATCCCTTAGCCCGACGGGGAATCGGTCGTCAATCCAGCCTATCCTATAGAGGTTTATTGTATCGCTGCTGGCTACGCCAAAGTATCTACAGATACACTCAAAAGGATTGTCGCTCTCAACTTGGAAGATCTCTTCACGGCCATCCC